CCAGAGAAGGACACGAAGCGGGCCTAGGGGAGTGGGGCGCTCCCGCCAGAGGCGCCCGGCGTGCGGCTCCGGCTGCGCGCGGGGGTATGCGTCGCAGGGGGCGCCCCGTGCTAACGGGGAGAGGGGATGGCAATTCAGGCGGAAGTAGTCAGAGCCTACCTCGACCGGCACCCCGATCTTCCCTCCCGGCAGGTCGCGCGGATCTTGCACGCCACGCAACCGGCCGTCTTCCCCACCTTCGAGCGGGCGTATGGGGTGGTGCGGAACATCCGGGGCACGCACGGACGGAAGACGCGCACGAGCCGGATGGCGACCCACCCGCGGGACCCGGAGAGGGCGGCGGTGGCGGAAGCTTGGGGCTGTCTCCTGCCGGCGCCGGACCCGACGGACTGGAAGGAATGCTCCCTGCCGGCGGAAGTGAAGCGGTGGCTCGTCGTCGCCGATCTGCACATCCCCTACTACTCCCGCGAGGCGCTCATCCTCACGGTGGACTACGCGAAGCGGGCGGGGTGTACGGGACTGCTCATCGACGGGGACCTCTACGACGCGCACCACATCTCGGACTACCTGCGAGACCCGAGGAAACGCCGGTTCGTCGGGGAGCTGGACATGACGAACCAGATCCTCGATGCGATCGGGGCCGAGTGGAATCCGCGGGAGACGGTCTGGAAGCAGGGGAACCACGACGACCGGCACTCGCGCTACATGGCGGCCCGGGCGCCCGAGATGGCGGAACTGGCCGCAAAGTCCGTCGAGGAGTACCTCCGGGTCGAGGAGCGGGGGATGGTCGTGTTTCCGTCCATGTCCGCGATCCGGGTGGGGAAGCTCGGCATCATCCACGGACACGAACTGCCCAGGGGGATCTCCTCCCCCGTGAACCCGGCGCGGGGAGCGTTCCTGCGGGCGACCTCGTGCGTGCTCGTGGCCCACTCGCACCAGACTTCGCAGCACACGATGACCACCTTTGACGGGCTGAACCTGACCTGCTGGTCGATCGGCTGTCTGTGCGACCTGCACCCGACATTCCGGCCGATCAACAACTGGAATTGGGGGTTCGCGATCCTGGACACGCCGTCCTGCGGCTCGTGGTCGGTGGACAACAAGCGGATCGTCAACGGGGAGGTGGTGTGAGACTCCGCCGGGGGATGATCGTGGTGGTTGAGTTCCTCGACCATGTTGAGGCAGGGCCGTCCCCGGCCGTGTGCCGGGTCTACGGACGACTCCACCATGTCGGGAGGGAGTGCCTGACCGTAACCTCGTGGGAGCTGGTCGGGGAGACGGCGGCCATACAGCAGGAGAACGAGGGGCGTTTCACGATCGTCCGCTCCGCAATCAAGAAGGTCACGCATCTCGTGGAGGGGGTATGATGTGGGATTCGACGATGGGGCCTGTGTTCGTAACGGCGAAAGGAGATTCGATGGAGTCGTTCGAGTACCGAGAGGGCATCCTGCACATCGGAGTCAGATTCTTCAACCCGAAGAACTACTACATCGAGGACATGGGGGACACCATCGTCTTCTACCCGATCACGGGGGGGACGGGGTTCACGATGGCCGGCAAGACGGCGACCGACTTCCGGTCGTGGTGGACCAGCCTGGCCCCTCCTGAGAAGGTGTCCTGACGCGCCAGGTCCCCTCCCCCGGTGTCGTCCCGGCGGGTCGTCGCCTCCCCGGCGGCGGCCCGCCTTTTGTGTTGCTGGCGCATTGAGATGTATGATAGCGTGTTCGGTAGTAGGCCCACAGACAAGATGGTATCCAGGGAGGGACGATGGCCGACACGAAGCTCTTGACTGTCCACGATGTAGCGTCGAAACTTCAGGTCTGCGAGGAGACGATCCGACGGTGGGTCCGAGAAGACCGGCTCCCGTCCATCCGGGTCGGACGGCTCATCCGGTTCGACCCCAAGGCGATTGAGGAGTGGATCGAGGTAAGGAGTGAGGCGGCCTAAGGGGCTGTTCCTGCGGGGTAAGGTCTGGACCTCCCGCGTCTGCGTCCGCGGCCGGGAGCATTGGTGCGCGTGGGGGGAGAACTTCTCCGAGGCTGTCCTGGAACACCGGAGGTTCCGGGCCTCGCTCAAGGCCCGCCCCGTCCGCCGGCACAAGGGCGACATCCGCCGGATGGACGCGCTCGCGGACCGCTGGCTGGAGACGGTCGCACCGCAGACTCGGAACCACCACAATGTCGAGACCGCTCGGGCGCAGATCAACGGGTACATCAAGCCCTACTTCGGCCACCTCCGGGCCGAGGCCGTCCGCCCCGATGTCCTCCGCGCGTTCCGGGCCTTCCTGGAGCAGCAGCCTGGGAGGAAGAAGCGGAAGCTCTCCCCCTCGACCGTCCGCCAGGTGCTCGGGGTGACGTGCGGCATCCTCCGGTGGGCGGCTGAGTCCGGCTTCACCCCGGCCCCGATCGTCCCCCGGAGACTGATGCCCAAGATCCCTGAGCGCCCCCCGGACCGGCTGACGGAGGAGGTACCGCGTCACACGAAATCGTCAAGAATAACGTGTTGACGTTCGATTCATGCTTGTGCATTCTGTAGATATGAACGCACGGAGTTCCTACAGGTGTTTCGTCTCGCCCGCTGCCGCGCTGGCTCCTGCGGCCTCAGCGGCGGGCGGGGCGTGTGTTGGGCGCCGGCCTGCATCTGCGGGTTCGGTAGCCCCTCGGGGCGCGGGGGGTGGTTGTGGCATCCCCCGCCCCCTTCCCTAACGCACCCCGACGGCGGCTCCACAACGGCCGCCGGGAGGGAATCCGATGAGCTACTACCCGGAGCCGACCGCCGCACTCTCCGCCCCTGGGGGCAACCCCAAGATTTTCTGTCTGTTCATCGAAGGGCACATCAACCTCAGCATCGTTCCCGGGGGCGGGACGCGGGCGCAGGTCTGCGTCAACACGCCCTACGGCCTCCGCCCGATCTACGAGGCCCTGAAGGATCTGTTCGAGCCGGCCTCCGAGTGCGTGGCGCTCTGCTGCGTGGAGAGGGCGTCGTGAGCGCCCCCGAGCGCGAGCCGTGGGAGGAGGGAGAGGCGGCCGTGAACGCCTGCCTCCGCGATCTCGGGCAGTACCTCCGATGGTACTTCGCCGACCGCTACGGCGACAAGCCGCCCGAGTGCATCCAGTGGAGCATCGACGACGCCTACCGCCTGTGCGACGAGCTGCGCGCCACCCTCGAGGCCGAGCACGCGCGCTACCTGGCGGAGGATGTCGCGGCGGAGGCCGGTCATGCGTGACGAGTACGGCCTCCCGACCCCGGGATGGAATCTCCCCTACGGCGTCTCCCAGCACGACATCGACCGCGCCGCCGGGGACGAGGCCGAGCCCTGCGAAGTCTGCGGCGAGCCCGACTGTCCGAAGCACGAGGGTTGGGAGTACCGCGACGGGGATTGGTGGGCGCCCGACGCGGAGTCCGCCGAGCGGGGCGACTGCCTCTGCTACTGCGGGGTGATCGTGCCCTACGAGCGCAGGGGCGAAGTCTGCTCCAACGCCTGTTGGGACCGACAGATCGACGAGAGGAGGACGGCATGAGCAAGAACCAGACGGACCTTCCGATGGTCCAGACGGGGATTCCGCCGGAGCTGGTCCAGAGGCCCGAGGAGGAGCCGAGCGTCGGTGCGATGCTCTACTCCCTGACTCAGACCGGGGCCAACCCCGACGCCCTGTCGAAGATGATGGATCTCTACGAGCGGGTCGAGGCCCGGAAGGCGGAGCGCGAGTTCAACGCCGCCCTCGTCGAGTTCCAGAAGCGGTGCCCGAAGATCCCGGAGCGTGCCCCCGTCAAGAACAATGACGGGTCGCTACGGTATCGCTTCGCCCCGATCGAGGAGATCGTCGCGATGATCCGGCCCGATCTCGATGTGTGCGGCTTCTCCGTGACGTGGCGTCCCTCGTTCGGCGAGAACCGGGCGACGGCTACCTGCATCCTCAGGCACAAGGGCGGACACTACACCGAGACCCCGTGCGAGATGCCGGTGGACATGAAGGCCGCGATGTCGGACCCGCAGAAGGTCGCGGCGGCGATGTCCTTCGCCGCCCGGTACGCTCTCCGCTTCGCCCTCGGGATCGTCCCCGGCGGGGTGGACGACGACGGCCGGTCGGCCGGTGGGGGGGCGATCTCCGAGAAGCAGATTGCGGACCTCCGCAGTCTGATGGAGGAGACGAGGACGGACGAGGCCGACTTCGTGGAGTGGCTCAAGGTGCCGAGCCTTCGGGAGATCCAGACGGGCGGCTTCCAGCGGGCCGTCCTCGCCCTGGAGGCCAAGCGCCGGAAGATGGGCGGTGCGGCATGATCGTCGTCAACTGCGAACAGCGGAGTCCCGAGTGGTACGACCTTCACCGGGGAGTCCTGACCAGCAGTTCGTTCAAGGACATTATCACCCCGAAGAAACTGGATCTCTCCGCCTCGGCCGAGAGGGTGGCCCGGAGGGCCGTGGCCGAGTGGCTCTCCGGCCAGGTCGAGACCGGCCCGACCACGCAGGCGATGGAGCGCGGGATCGTCTTCGAGGAGCAGGCCCGCGAGTATTTCGAGTTCACGGTGGGGAAGCGGGTCCAGCAGGTCGGGTTTGTCTTCCTCGATGAGCGCCGTTCCATCGGGTGCTCCCCGGACGGGCTGGTGGGAGAGGACGAGGGGCTGGAGATCAAGTGCCCGAACGGGGCGGCGCACCTCGACATCCTCCTCAGCGGGACCGTTCCGGCGGAATACCTCCCGCAGATTCAAGGGTGTCTGTGGATCACGGGGCGCCGGCGGTGGCACTTCCTGTCGTATCACCCGACGATGCCGTGCGAACCGCTCGTGGTCGAGCGGGACGAGAAGTACATCGCCTCGCTGGAGGTGGCCGTTCTCGAACTCGCGGATCGGGTCAACCAGATGAAGTCGGAGCTTCTGTCCCGTGGCTACGCGCCGTTCGACCCGTTGTCTGTTCCTGCACCGATCGTCGAGTAGTTCCCCCGGGGCGGCCCCATCCGCCCCGTTTCTTTGCGCGTCGCGTGAGACTGCGCCGCGCGTGGGCAGAAAGGAAGGAAGAGCATGGCAGACACGATGTTGACTGAGTTGCCGCAGGAAGTATCCGAAGTAACCGATCAGATCGAACGCGCCGCCTCCGGGATCGTCATCGCGAACGATGCCGGTTACGAGGACGCCGCGCGCCTCCTCATTGATGTGGACAAGGCCGCGAAGCAGATCAACGAGAAGCGGCTGTCGCTCACCCGTCCGCTCGACACCGCGAAGAAGCAGATCACGGACCTGTTCCGGGGTCCGCTGGAGCGACTGGAGCAGGCCAGTGGTCGGATCAGGTCCGGCATGGCCGCCTACAACCGGGCGAAGGAGGAGGCGGCGCGGATTGAGCGCGAGAAGCAGGCGGCGGAGGCACGCCGGATCGCTGCCGAGAAGGAGGCCGAGCGGATCGCGGCCCTGGAGGCCGCGTTGGCGAGCGGCGACACCGCCCAGGCCGAAGCGATCGTCGAGGCTCCGCCCCCGGTCGTGGAGCTGCCGCCGGCCGCGCCCGTCCCGGCCGCGCCGAAGGTGGCGGGAGTCACGACGCGAACCGTCTGGAAGTTCCGCATCGTCAACGCGGCGCAGATACCGCGCGAGTACCTGATCCCGAACGAGGCGGTGCTCCAGTCCATCGCGAACGCGCAGAAGGAGAGGGCCATCGTCGCGGGCGTGGAGTTCTACTCCGAGCAGTTGGTCGTGCGCACCGGACGCTGACTCGCGTGGGCAGAGGAGGAATCGCATGGACAAGATGACCGCAGTTCTAGAGGCGCTCGCCGCGAAGCTCGGGACGACGGTGGAGCACCTGTGGCCGCTGCTGGTCCAGCGGACGCGAGTGGTCGGGATCGTGGATGCGGTCGTGTGTGTCTTTGTGCTGGCGCTGCTGACGGGAGGGTGGGTCTGGTTCTGGTGTGCGAAGGCCCGAGCTGAGTCTTATGACGACTGGCCCGCATTCGTCGGAGTGATTGGCGGAAGCGTGACGCTGATCGTGTTGCTCGCGGTCATGGTCTGCGCCTCCGGCATCGTCGCCAGGATCGTACAGCCCGAGGCGTCCACCATCGTCGATCTACTCGACAAGATGGGGCAGTAAGTGTCGCCGCCGGTGGCGAAGCGGGTGGGAAGGTTCAGGCGCTCGTATGGTCCCCTCCCTGCGGCCGGCGGCGATGAATCCGAAACAGGCACAACAAGGAGGTACGATGCCGCTCAACGACACGCCCCGCGCCGTTGCCAAGCGCCAGGAGTGGGAGCTGCTCATGGATCAGATGAACGAGACGATCAATGTACTCCAGACGCGGCTCGTGCCCGTCATGGTCGATCGTCCCGTTCCGTGTGCGCCGACCGAACTGGCCGATGCCTGTCCGATCGTCGTGGCGATGCGCGCGCTGGCGTCTCGGCTGAATAGCCTCAGCGACGCGATCGCGCTGGACTGACGAGTTCTCTCCCCCGCCGCGACTAAGCGGCCCGGTTCCGCTGCGTCCGTCGGGGGCCTGGGGCGGCGGGGGGAGAGACACAGACCGACAAGGAGGGAACGATGATCGAGAAGAAGGTCTTGGCCGGGTTCTGTCTCGTGGTGCTGGACCGCGGGTTCGTGTATGTCGGCCGGGTCGAGCACGACGGCGAGTGGTGCGTGATCCGCGACGCTCGCAATGTGCGCGTGTGGGGGACGACCAAGGGGCTCGGGGAGCTGGTCCACGGTCCGACGCCGAAGACGGTACTGGACGCGGTGGGGACGGTACGCGCCCCGGCGCGGGCGATCATCTCGTTGATTGACGCCGAGGAGACGAAGTGGACTGCGTGCTGACGCTCGACGGGTCCGGGTACGGGTACGGGTCCGGGTACGGGGACGGCGACGGCTACGGCTCCGGCTACGGCGACGGCTACGGCTCCGGCTACGGCGACGGCTACGGCGACGGCTCCGGCTCCGGCTCCGGCTCCGGCTACGGCTCCGGCTACGGCTCCGGCTACGGCTCCGGCTACGGCTCCGGCTGCGGC